TCACCATCGTGCCTACGAACGGTGCTCTTGGCGAGACTACGGTGATAGCAGCACGAGATTGTTACATTATAGGCGCACCTCAAGAGCGCGCGTCATACGCGACCTGGGATGGCGCCCGAGTCGCACGTGACCCGTTGCGAGGAGTGTGTACACTGCCAGCCTCACCTGTCGGGGCCGGAACACCACGATCTATGTGCATGAGATACGCACACTACGAAGTGTCTCGACGAACAGCTAATTACGCCCGGCACGCGTTCGATGACATGATAGACGCACCATACCTACAAAAGAACGCGTATGTCATGCACGACAAGTCAGGCACGCACTGCATGGTGAGCACCATGAACGGCGTGGTAGGTGTAAACCGTAGCGCAGACGACTGGGATCTGATCTTTCAACGTATGGTGGCAACACGGCAAAGCGGGCCAGACATCGACGGTGCCGGTGAATGTACGATCGGTCAATGGCTAACACATGAATATAACGTGGCGATCCCCGATAAGATCGATGTCACACGGGACGATTACAGATCCACATTGATCCTCTTTGCGAATTACCACCATGCCTGTGTCAGTGTCATGGTGGAGGATTACGACGAAGATGGTCACACGCGGGTGCATGTCCAAGAAGGCTTCGCAAGGACCATGGCATCCAAGCGGGGCGGTAGCACCTCGACTAGCTACAGGGAGGGGCTATCACGTGCACGCCTGAAAGTGTCAGGGTGCTGGGCGCCGACCGTAGCAGGGCGTATGACCCGAGTGCACCCTTTGCCATCGCTACGCCACACCAAACCTAAGTTACTGGAATTCATGTGCCATGTACACGTTGCGGATGGGCACATAGCACCTATGGTGATCACGCCTTCAACTCACTGGGGAATACAACCCACTCGGGTCGACAAATTGTGGGCGAGTAGGGACGTCAAGCGAGGCCTAGACGGTTTTGTGTTACTCGAACGACAATTGTACATGCCCGGCGCGATCATCGGGAAGCTCAGTGCATCAGAAGCGCCAGTGACTAAGGGCGCTTGCCTCCCTGGCTTCCCAGACGTCACACGGCGTGGCTGGGCGGCAATATGCTATGCCAAGCGAGGCCTGTTGGTGCACAGTGCAGGACCACGCATTCAATGCCAGATGAGGCACCGGCACAGCGGCACGCGTCACTCCAACGAAGAGAATAACTGCAACTTGTGTGGTAGCTATATGCGGTTGGCGAACGGTTGTGACGGGCTCGTGGTCGTGACAGCGGATGGTGATCTAGGCACCGTCGCCTGTATAACGCCTAGTTTCGCATCCAACATACACCGGGTTGTGAAACACGGCGTCCGCACAGTCGTGGAATATGATAGAGGTGGTTATATAGACACGTACCAGGCCGATGCCACAATGGTCCGTGGGGCGACCATACGTGTGCGGCGACCCTTCTATGGCCGTGGAAACATGCCTGCTTCGGCGGGGGTACGCCGCGCCCGTGCGACAATCAAATCAAGCCTAGACACAAGAACTTCAGTGTCTAGCATGAGCGGTTTCAGTGACATAACTTAATCACCTGCCCCTGGCCGGGCACGCTCATAACAAAGAAGGC